CTGCCAGAGCAACTCATTTGTTTTCAAGCGGATATAGTCCCTATCGCGCTGCGCGACGGATTCAGGCAGCTTGCCCAGCAGTTTGTCCACGGAAGTCTTGTAGCCTTCCGAAATCATGTTCTGCCGCTTGGCGGTTTCTTCCTGATTCTGCCGCTGAATGAAGTTGTCCAGCTTGGCCTCGATGCTCGAAATGCGGGGGTCTGGTGCGGGTGTCGATTCGGCAGACCTGCTCGGACTGCCATTCGCGCTACCGTTGCGGACATCGGCGGGGAGGCGGTTAAACCAGCGGTCGCTGAAACGCTCCAGCAGTTGCTTATGTAACGCCGGGTTGTTCTTCTCGATTTCATCCATGAGCAAGTCAGGATTGTTTTCGAGCAGGGCGGGCAGGTTGTCCAAGGCGGTCTTGGCCTGCTTGAACTCCGCTGCGTTAGCCGGAGTGATGCCCATATCGACCAACTGCTTATACGCTTCTACGTCTGCATCCGTGAATTGGGGCTTGTCAGCTACAACTTCTGCTGGCGGTGTCACAACTGGTTCAGGCGGAGTAGCGGGAGCCGCTTGAGTCGCTGCAACTTCCAATTCGGTGAAACTTAAAGTTTCAGCCATGCTGTTCCTTGTACGTTACAAATTCAAGACTGTCAAGATAATTCCTCATCGGCGGTTTCTACGACGCTGCTGCGCGGAGTGCGACATACCGACATCGCTGCCAACGTGGTGCTGGTTTCCCGCTGTTGGTTGGCTTTGGTGCGGTTTCATGGCGTTGCCTTTTTGCTGCCCGGCAACCTGCCTTTGCTGCGGGCTGGTCTGTTGCTGAGGCTTACCCTGCTGTTGCGGTTGCCCTCCAGCTTCCTGACCGGCTCCTTGGATGGCCCCCTGAATCTGCGCCATCTTCTGCATGTTCAGTAGGTGTTTGTGCAGATGGTCCTGCGCTCCGGCCTGAACTTCTGGCGGCTGGGTGTCCCAATCGTCGGATTTCATCCAATCAGTTAGGCTGCCGATATGCACGGCGTCGTTGTCTCGGCCAAGCATAGGCTCTGGCCATTGCGTCATGGTCGCGCCTTGAGGATTATCTGGCGTCGGAGGAACGGTTATTTTCTGTCCACTCTTTCCTGATTGGATTTCCTTGGCTTGCAGTTTCTGGTCCCTCGCGTTAGGACTGAGGTCTGGCGATAGCTGGTAGAGTTCTAGTACCTTGTTCTGGACCGCTTGCGGCAGTTGCGGGTTGAAAGCCCCAGCAGAGATGGCTTGCACTAGGTTCTGCTGCTTCGAGGGGTCGAGCGGAACAATTCTCGCTACCCAACGTATGCCATCGAGTTTCAACATCTCACCCCGCAGCATCTTGAATTCCCACTGGCCATTGTTGCCCATCGTGGCTTGAACCCTGTCATCCAGCCAGTTTTCGCAAGCCAGTTTGGTCATCTGCATGGCCCAGAGTTCATTTTCTTCCTTGTACATGAGCTGGAGCGGAGCAAGCATTCCTTGAGACTGCGCCGCCGCTGTCTGCTGGCCGCCTAAGGTGTTTATGCCCTGTTCATGCTGGCCGATAGCTGCTGGGCTTACACCGGAATGGAACTGCATATCCTGTAAGCGGGAGTTCTTCCAGTTCCATACATCAGGGCTGATTTGCCCTCCGGGATGCCACTTCACGGCTTGGTCGATGTTCCGCTGACCTAGGTTCTTGCACTCAATCATGTAGCCGCCATCACGGATGATGTTGTTTTTATCAATCTTCTGCGTGTCCGCGAGCAAGAGCGGCATGGTGTTGTAATCAACATGCCGCATCAGCATGCGGTCGCATTCATCGAACTGCATCTGCAAGGGGATGAGGTCGTCATCGCCGTCGCCCCAGAAACGGCCTTCTACGTGGATATGCTTGAAGTGCGTCCAGTGGTCATCCATCGACTCGTTGCGGCTTTCAAGCAAGCAGTCATCGGCTTTCCCTGCATAGAGTCCGGTCGGGAATTTCTTCCGCATCTCCTCGTCAAAGAAGTACTGGCTGGGCCGAATCCAGCCCTGGATGAAGGTCTTTTTGTTCTGCGCCACGGCCCGCTCATACCAACCCGGATACTGCGTGGGGTCGCTCGGCAGGTCTGGAACAGCCTCTTGGTAGATGAGCCCGATGTCCTCGCTAATGTTTACGCCTTCGCCTGCCGACATGCCGCCGAACTTAGCCTTGGGGAAATTCGCGTGCAGCGCCATGCCGTCTACCATGCGGACGCGCAAGAGTTCCGGGGCCTCGCGGAGTGTCTTGACCGAGCTTCTGACATAGAGTTCAAACGGCCAGACTACTTCGCAGACTTCCTGCCCTTTGGGGTAGACCGCTTTGCCTTTCACCTGTGGGACTTGCGCCGTTTGCGGAGGGGTGTTTATCGGGGGCTGTGGCGCATCGGGGCCGCATGCCGGACAGACTTTCTGCTGCCCTTCGCCCTGCAACTGGCAGATGGGACATTGCCAGGAGCCGTCGTCGATTTGCACTTCGACATCTTCAAAAACCGGCTGAGTGACGAATCCGTACCTTGGGTCAATGGAATAATATGCGTAGCGGAAGGAGTTTCCAAAAAGACGAAGGTTAGTAGCCTCGCGTGCCCGGATTGCATCATAGCCAATATTTTCTTTCTGTATGTCCAGTGTAGCCCGTGCCGCCTCTGCAACTCCCTGAGATTCAGCATCAGGAGAGGTCGGTTGAGCAATAAACTCCGGGGCCGTTTGGACGTACATGGCTGCGCCATAGCGGATATAGCTCCTGTAGTAGTTCGAGGCAAACCCGTACTCGGCGGAATTGATGCCGATGCTGTCGAAGCTGAACCCGATATCAGAGAGCACGGAGTCATGGTAGCCGGTGAAAAACAGGTGATTGCGGAACCATTTCCTGTGTAACTGGAGCTTTTCGTACTGGATCATCCAGTAGCGTTGGTCGAGCAGCCACTTGATGCGTTCTTCGATAGGCTTGTTCCACGGGTAGTTCGGCGCTATCGAGCGTCCGCTCTGCTTTTCCTGCTTGTCGCGGACGAGTGAATCCTTGCCGCCCTTAAAGAGCGACGTGACCTTTTGCATGATGCCTGAAACGGTTCCGGCCAATTATTTCTCCCTCATCTCCGGCATCCCCGGAATCTTGAACCTTACGCGCTGGAGCATCTCCTGTTTACGCTTTTCCGTCAGCGGCTCCGGCTTCGCCAGACTCTTTACCGCTTCCGCGAGCGGGTGTTCGTCAGGCAGGGGGTTTAGTCCCCGGCTTTCCAGTATCTTGTCTATCAGCCCCCGGTTTGTCCGGTTGTGCTGGACTTGCTGGATTACCAACAGAAGTGCCAAAAGTGCGCTTGAGATATAGCAAACTAGGTGCGATTCCAAGTAGTTCCTCCTTCGGAATGTCGTCCCAATCTTTTTCGCTCATGTAGCAGTCCTTTCCGGGTGGCAGTTCGGGCACGCCAGTCGCAGCGGCCCTTGCGGAATATGCGTATCGTAGGGCTTCAAGTCCGTGGGCTTGAAACATTGCCCGCAGATGTGGCAGCGCATCACCTGGCCGACAATCGGCTTGATGACTGGTGCTTCAGTAAGCTCTTTCGCTTCTTGCGCGATTTGCGCTTCGAGCTGCGTGCGCGGGCTATCGCTCATGGCAATCGCCAAGTTCCTGCCTTTTTATCCCAAGGCATGTAAACCTTAACTTGCTCGCCAAATTTCTTTTCTGGGTGGGCCTCCTGTAATTTCTTCCATTCAGCAGGGGAGTACTGGCGAATCTCGAAACCGAAAAGTTTACCTAGTAACATGAAATGGCTATCCATGCTTCACTTCCATCCAACTATTCCCATAGGCGTGCGTGACAAGGAAGCCACCTTTCAGGCTAGGTATGGCGTAGTTGACGTGATAACTTGTGATTCTCCACTCTTTTCTATATTCAGCAACGCGGCACCATAGATTCTCAATCTTGCAATGCGGCCACTTAGCCATGCTTCACCTTCACGCTCATTTTCATCTTGGATTTCACTTCGGCCTTTTTCTTGGTCTTGTCCTTGCTAGCCAGCTTCATCGCGGCCATGACCATAGGCTTCATCAGCGGACCCATGCTGCTAAGGTTTGTCTCGCTCATCGAGTTCTCCTAGAAGGCGCTGGGCGTCCTGCCATTGCAGCGTATCGTCGTCGCGCCACTGGCAGCAAACGTCACCTGCGGCAACCTGTGTTTGTAGTGCCCGGCAGAAACCTAGCGGCGATTCCCATTTCGGCTTCTTCCCGTCCGTCAGGTAGTGGTCGCAATCGTCGCCGCCGTTCACGCCGCCGCAGTTCGCTCCGCCATACTTCTGGCCGAGTTTCGGCGCATTAATCCAGATGAGGCCCATGTAATCCGGGTCGTTGGAAAACGTCCTGTAGAATGCTTCGCCCTTGTTCGGCTCGCCGTAGAACTGCATCGAGCAGCAAGGCCAGTACTCGATTTGCTTGGCGTCGGGCTTCTCTTCGAGCGGCCAGATGAGCTTCTTGATGACTTTATGGGTGCCGATGAGCGAGCAGCGTTCCGCCTTTTCGTTGTAGAACTGGCAGTTATAGCAGGAAGCCGGTTCGTCGTTCATCTCCTCGGCGGTGGTAAACAGGGCTTCGCCTTTGGTGTTTACGACCGGGGCTAGACTTAGAGGCGCGGAGAAGGCGCGGCGCATGGCGTTCACTTTTCTTAACTGGTCAGCCCCATAGATGGGGAATCCGCCTTTTTCGATGGTGAGGTCGCTACGACTCACTGAACCGCCTTGCTTACGGGTTCTGGAATTTCATCGCTTACCGCCTGATTCAGTTCTCTTTGCATAGCGTGGAGGGCTTTGGTCAGTTTCAGGATAAACGCGCCTTCAAGGAAAACTGGAGTAAGTTCGCCTGTCTTTTTGTCCATTAGCAGCAAGCGCCACTTGTCCTGGCCGAAAACCGGGTAGAGAAGCTGGCTATCGTGGTAGTGGTACTCGAAGCCTTCGGGCGGGAGAAGCACTTCATCGAACAGTGCT